TCCTGCTTGTCTATTCATCATCTCTTGCCGCTTTGCGGCATTCCATTTTTTAATCTCCTGCCTCTCTTTAATCGTGGAATTCAAATACATGTTGGCAAAGGGAAGCTTGTAGCCCTCCTCCGCAAAGCTTGGACTGTAGGGCTGTATCATATCAAACACGTACCAGGGATTTCCATAGTTCATTACTCCCTTCAAATATGGTAACCACCATTGTCCGGGATTTTGCGTAGAAATAAGGTAAAAGGCTCCTCGGCACGCTATATTAAAGCCGGCTTTTGCCAAGGCCCAGCCCATGGAGTTTGTAAGAAGGAGGTTTGCCCCATTTGCCCCCCAGGTACTAAAGAGTGAAAAGAGGGCTGGACCAATGTAAGGAATAAGGGGAAGGCATGGGAAAAGACCCGTGAGAAATTTATGCATCCATAGAGAAAGTGGCCAACTAAACGTCCCTGTCTCATATTTAGGTTCTGGGGGCGGCGTTAGGCCTAGTCCACTAGTTAGGCTACTACCTAGCCCACTACCTAGTCCACCAGGTAGTCCACCAGGTAGTCCACCAGGTAGTCCACTAGGTAGACTTCCTACTCCGAATGATGCCATTCCTACTACTAGAATGATACCTAAATCTTGAACAAAAGTCCCGCAAAGCCATTAACTACACGCAGTACATTGTGATTTTTAGCATAGACAACTACATGCGCCTTACCACGGTTTGGTGCGTATGCTGGATTAACCACTGTAAGTCCGTTCACCGTAAGTGTTGCAGGCTCATTCGAATCGGGGCGGAAATTCAACATCAGGTTCATATTATCAATCCGACTCGCATTCAGCGAGCCCGATGGCTGCATTTCCTCTGGCCGGAGTGCAAAACTATAGAGATAGATAAAGCTCTTCACATCCGTACGAGTGTGATATTGGTAGGGCTGAACAAGGCGAAAGTAGCCCGCATCTCTCGGATCAAAGCGATCGTATCCATCAACCTGAAGTGTACCATTCTGTAGCATATCTCTCGAAATACCGGCCTCGAATGCAGATGTTGACCCAAAGTTAAACCACTCGTGCGTGTTCTCCATAATGTCCCGTTGAACCACCCAGATAAGTTCACGAATGGGGTGATTAAACTCTAGCCGAGCATTCAAGGTATTAATCCCTTCCGGAATGGAAATATTCGGTGTGTACTGAATCTGCTCAATCAGATATTCATGCGTATTTGCCACAAAGCGGCGGCGCTCTTCTCGGTCAAGATACACATAGTCGCCCCAGAGCCGAATGTCCACTATCTTTGTCGGAAGGGGCTGCAGCGAACTACACGAATCTGCCGTATTTGGATTCACAATCATGGACCCGAGGTCTCTGAACTTTACATTAATGCGAATGGGGTGGTACTGCATCGCAAGAAGCGGCAAGTACAGGCCCGGATTCTTGTTAAACCAGAACTGGAGGGGGATATAGAGTTTTACGGCGCCGTACGTATATCCTCCCACTGAACACGATGGGGAAGGAAGCACCGTAGGAGGCTGGTTCAATCCGTCCACCCGCCCCACCATGTTGTTCAGTGCATCAATCTGGCTCGCCGACGTCGATAGCGTTGACCAGATTTGCATCCATTCGCCAGTCTGTTTGTCGATTTCCTGCTCACCAATCTCCAGAGATATCTCTTCAATGAGTGCATATCCTGTAGAATTCACATAGGAGCCCGACGAACCGTCACTCATTTCCACATAGGGGAGCACCACCTCCATAGTGATTGGGCCAAGAAGGTCGCCCCGCCTGGGCACGAGTGCCGTAACACGCTTTCCGAAATCGGGATCTCCGTCAAAATAGATGGTCTGCGACTCAATCGCAAAATTCGTATAGCGACGGTAGACCATCTTGAACCATGTAATCTGTGGATTTCCTGTGAGAAATACATCCTGCTTTCCTTGGGCGACTAGCTGTAATAAACCACCACCGCCAGGCATTCTAGACTACGGTGCTACTTATTTTACTAGATGATTTCTTATGTGGAAATAGAAGCGCACATGCAGGACAACGGCCAACTCGAGAGGATCATTGACCAGGCACTCTATTCGACAAATCCCAGCACTGGGCTCCCCTATGCAGCCGGTTTTGCGCAACTCTCTGATGGCTCTGGCTTTCGCACATGGGCGATGGTACCGCCGACAGGGACGATTACTCTCTACGGGGGCACGTCTGCACCTACTGGATGGCTGCGGTGTGATGGATCGACCACATCACTGAGAAGCGCCTATCCAGCTCTTTATGCAGTGATTGGTACAACGTATGGGACTGCCACAGACACCACATTCAAGCTTCCTGGCCCCACCCAGCTCCCTACAACTCCCCTCGGCTTCTACATTATTAAATTCTAGTCTGCGTCTCACACCAGAATCTATCCTTCTAAGACAGAAAGAGTACGATGGCAGCAAGCCTTCGAACCATGGATTTGGATCAGATTACTCTCCGACAAATCGGTGTTCGTTCAGTCACAAATGGCTATATCCCAAACTCGTACGTTCTCATCTCAAATGGGGTGGGCGGCGCCTACTGGAATCCGGTGAGTTCCATCGCCGAAAACCCGTTTGATATCGTGCGTGATTCGTATGGATCAACCATGGCCGCCGCAAACATTGGGACAACCCTTCCCTTTAGCACAATGGGGATACAGGGTCTCCTCAATATCTACGTGAACAATGCAAACAGTACACTCACCTTTAGCAATGCTGCGCCGAACGTCCTCGTCGCACAAAACACCGTCCCCTTCGTGTCTCGCCTCGCCGCACAACAGGTGCCCAACTCGGAAAATATCGTAATGTCATCGTCACAATCCACCCTGAAATTCATCGGAGTCGGTGACATTCAGCTATCGACTGTGACGGACCTCCGTGCCGTGTTTTTCTCGATTAGTTCCTTTACGGCGTCTGGGTATTCGGACCTTTCTGGCGAAGCCCGAGCCTGGCGTGGATTTACCTACAGTACCCTCTCTACAAACGCCGGATATGCGAGTTTCGTGAGCAGCGTGCCCTTTTCCACCTTTTATCCTATCGGCGAGTATGATGGGTGGGGCTGGGACTGGAGCAGGTGTCTGGGGTCGAATATACCCATGTCAACTGCGGGCACGTATCCTGACTATAACTCTACCGGCGACGTGTATTTTAGCACCATATCCTTTTCGATGGCCCCCTTTTTGCGCTACATTCACCCGAACTCTACGACACGGATGTTTTTGGAAGTGAACCCGAGCTATTTCTTTCAGCGCATGTATCTCGGTACAAGCACGCCGCTGAATTTGGTCAAAGAATTCTCAAGCTTCGTGCAATATGAGTCTCCTATCACTGGTCGCCAGATTCTTGGAAAGGCGTCACACGGCGGCTATATGTTCTCGCAGATGTCCAATGCGTATGCGTCCAACTACTACAACACCCAGATAAAGCTTGAACTAGACCCGGCGATTCTCACGAGCAATGCCGCCGTTGACGGATCCAATGCGGGGTATTATACACTGTATCATCGTATTCCTGGCGCTATGGCGAGCTTAGTGTCTGATGGCTACTGCAGCTACACTATCGATGCTCGGGGCGGATTCAGTAATAACCAGGGGGTGAATGTGGATAATCATACTCCTCCGAACAATGGAATCTATATGCATCTGTACAATCAGGCTGGAAATGCCCGTCCGATGCCCGGCCCATAAAAATCTGCGTATAGAGTATAAGTCTATGATTTCCCTTGTCTATCTTGCTGTCATGTTTTTTGTTCTGACCCCAGGGATTCTTCTGACTCTGCCTAAGGGCGGATCTAAGAAGGTGGTAGCGGCGACACATGCGGTTGTGTTTGTTGTTCTTGTGTATTTCACTCTAGGATTTTTTGAGAATCTGGAGGATGACTACTATGGGGGTGAGGAGGGATACCAGACTAGATCTTGTTCAGGTGCTTCCTCAGCGAATCCCAGAGGCACATGCCAGCCCGGGCAATTCTGTAATAGTTCAAGGCAATGTGCGTCATTACTCCCCCTTGATGCAGCTTGTGGTATGTATGGCTCAGATGCTTCAAATGATGGTTTATGTAACTCTGGGTATTGTAAAAATATTAGATGTAGTGCTAGAGGGGGGGTAAACGCTCAATGTGTTTCTGCTCGGGACTGTGCTTCAGCCAGTTGTTTCAACGGCAGGTGTAGAGCCCCCGCCGCCGCCGCCGCCCCCACCCAAGGAACGAAGATTACAAATATGCTGTGTATGTTTAACAGCGAATGTTTATCTAATAATTGTGTTCAACGGCCATTTTGGAAATCGTGTGCATAATACTTAGTACCCCCGCCCACGCTCCTGAACCGACTCCGGTACAACCACAGGGGCCGCCTTTACCAGCGGCACCCCCTCCCGTAAGCCCAGCTCCGCCGCCCACGGCTCCAAGCGGCCATGCACAATCGCAGTTGGCCGATATGGCCAGGGAGAAAGGTATACTGCGTTTGGCCACGGCCCGGCTCGCCCCCACCCACAGTGCGCCTGCCGGCGCTCCTTAAAGAACCTCCAAAAGAACTGTTGCCCTGCAGCATTCTCTGCGAAGTTCCCTCGAATCTCTATATGCGTGCGCTGGGCCGCCGGCGTCGTGGCCACCGGCCACTCAATCTCCAACTTTGTCACAAGCGCCGAATACCACGCATAACACGCATCTAGTCGCCACAGCGTCGCCTGAAAGGTGAAGCCATACTGGTCCGTTGCCGGCGTTATCCCTGACCACAGCGGCCGAGAGGGGAGGGGATCTGCCTTGGGCCCAGGCGAAGGCATCAGCCGAGCACTCGCAATCAGCCCCTGCGAATCTCCTAGAATGTCCAGTCCCTCTGCCAAGGCCCCCAGGTCCGGTACTCGGTCCACCAAGAAATCCTCCTGC